TTCTTTAATAATAACCATATTTTTTGTAAACATAAATGCGTCTTTGTTAGTTCGTCTTCGTTTCAAATTACATTCTAAACATGCTATAACAAGATTGCCTTTATTATGTCCAATATCATTATTGATTCTATCAAGCGACCATTGTTTAAACTCTCGAACACGTTCATATAGTATATATACTTCATTAGAACAATAACAACATTTTAATTCACATTGTTTTAACAAATTAATAGTTTCATCAAAACTAACAAATTCTTTTTCATTTAATTTTTTCTTTAAAATGTCTTGTTGTTTATAACTGCATAATTTGGCCTTTATATGTGTTGTTAGTTTAGAGATATATTTATCCTTGGTATTATTATTTATAAATTCTTCACTGTTCAAAATTGTTATTTGCGTTTGATAAGATAGTTCGTCTTCATTAAGACCCCAAGTTTTTGTTTCAACTCTCATTTTTTTCTCTTTGTCGCAATTTATTTTTTTAACACTATCTTTTTTTGGCAAAGTTTCGACTATTATTACCTTTTTTATATTTGTATTCTCCATAACTTAAAATATTATAATAAAAATCAATATAAATGGTATTTCAAATATAAATAGTTTAATATATTATATAAAACTGAGTTAAAATCTATTTAACAATATAGTATATAAATGAGTAATAGCGTTTGTAACGAATTAAAGACACTTAAATATAAATCAATGATTTTAAATGGCGTTCCTTGGCCTGAAAATAAATCCTCAAGTGATATGGCAAACTTGGATAAATTTCTTGAAAGTGAAAAACACACAAATTCAAATGAGCCTTGGAGCAAATTAGATAAAACAGATAAACTTAAAAAATTAATTTTGTTTGCTGATAATTATAAGACAACAAATGTGTTAACAGATACCGAATATGAACATTTAATTATATTTTTTAAAGACTGTTTGGACAAAAAAAAGTTACAAAGAGTTAAAGATGTAAATTATAATAAGGAAACCGGAGAAATTAAAGACATTCCCGCATTAATTTTTAATAAACCGTCTAATCATTTTACTCTTAAAAATTTAGATAAAAGAGTATCAACATTAAAAGGATTGGCTCCAAAGAAAAAACAAGGCACCGTTAAGAACGTTACAAATGCGAATGATTCTGACTCTGAAAAAGACGATTAAACTATTTATTTTTATACTATTAATTTAATAAAATTGATTTCAAAATAGTATAAAAATAACACTTCAATATAATTATGATTGACAATACTATTATGATTGATGTAACAGACGATATTGTTCCAGACGATAATTCATATTTTAATGACGAGGAATCATTGGAGTTATATCAAATGTGTATTTATTTAATGGAAGAATTCATAAATGATTATCCAACCATTATTACAGAACACGAATTCGACGATATGTTTGATGAAAGTATTGAAGAACTAATGCATTCTCATTTTGAATTTGATATATGTTATACTGATGATGCTGAAGATGAACTGAATGAAATTATAGAACAAGCGAAGACAGATTTCTTTAAATATTATATACAACCACGTTCTTATTCTGATACACTTATTTTAGAAAATCCAAATTTTGTTTATATTAAAGAACAATTAAATGTATTGAGAAATAAACCACAACCAGCTCAAAGAACAAAAGAATGGTATGAATTTCGTCATAATTTAATTACAGCATCAAACGCATATAAAGCATTTGAAAGCCAGTGTATGAAAAATCAGTTAATATATGAAAAATGCCAACCGCTCAATAAAAGTTTATATATTGATGAAGACAATGACAATGTCGACAAAGAAATTAGTGATGTTAAAGAAATAAAGGAAATAAAGGAGGTTAAAGTTGTCAATACAAATACACCACTTCATTGGGGGCAAAAATATGAACCATTATCCGTTAAAATTTATGAAGAAAAATATGAGACAATTATTGAAGATTATGGTTGTATTCAACACGATAAATATTTATTTTTAGGAGCATCTCCAGACGGAATTAATATTGATACAAACTCGCAACGATATGGTCGTATGTTAGAAATTAAAAATATTGTTAATCGTGAAATAAATGGAATACCTAAAAAAGAATATTGGATTCAAATGCAACTTCAAATGGAAGTTTGTGGTCTTGATGAATGTGACTTTTTAGAAACTAAATTTATTGAATATCCAGATTACAATACATATCTTGCTGATACATCAGATGAATTATATGAAGACGATGATGGTGTAGAATTTCAAAATGTATGTTTATCAAATGAAAACAAAATGAAAGGACAAATTATTCATTTTCATACAAAAGAAGGAAAACCATTTTATGTATATAAACCATTAGACGTTATTCATCCAAATGAAATTGCGGAATGGCAAGAAAATACAGTTGACAATTATCAACATAATCCAGAATTTAATTATACATATATGAAAACTATTTATTGGAAATTAGAAAAATTAAGTTGTGTGTTAGTTTGTAGAAATCGTCAATGGTTTAACGATAACGTTGGTGGACTAAAAGACCTTTGGGATATAGTTGAGAAAGAAAGAATTAGTGGTTATGAACATCGCGCACCTAATCGTAAAGCAAAAAAAGAAAACACAAATGATTTATCAAGCAACCAAAGCACAGGATGTTTATTGAAATTTAACAAAGATAAAGAAAAAGACAAAGAAAAAGAACCAATAAAAATTACAGTCATAAAACAAGATACAACTAACACAATAAAACAATATTTTGATATAAAATTAAATATCTAATATAAAATATTTTCATTTGTTGGAATGGAAAAATATAATTCATTTGGCTCTGTTCTAAAATAACCAACTCTCGCTCCTTCTCCTTCATCTGCTGGAGGTAAAGTAGATATAATATTTGTTTTTGTGTTTTTTTTATCATTATACATAGCACCACAAAAATCAGCACGTACACATTGCCCATCATCTGGATTATAATGATATTTAAGGTTGTTAGTTATTTGTTCGTATGAGCCCAATGAAAATACAGGATATTTCCACCATATTTGATTATAGTTATTGTTTGAAGTAGTATTTTTGCCTATTTTCGGATAATCATCTAATATCGCTTGATCAACCGATTTAGGAAAAATTCCGGGAGTTGTTAAATCGTTAATTCCACTAAAACCTTCTATATTTCTAATTAACGGAGCTAAACATAAACTTAGCACTAATATTACTACTAAAATAATATAATTGTATTTCATATAATATACAATTATATAAAAACTAAATAAATAAACATTTGTTAAACTGACTTAAAATTAAACTAACAAGTATATTTATACTATGGATACCAATGATATGCGTGTTACAAAAAGAAATGGACAATTGGAAGAGATTGCCTTTGATAAAATCCAAACACGAATTAAAAAATTGGGACAAGAAGCGTCGATTAATATTAATTATCAACAATTAGTTATTAAAGTAATTGACCAATTGTATGATAAAATATCTACAACAAAAATTGACGAATTGGTCGCAGAACAATGCGCATCACTTTCCACGTTGAATCCTGATTATGGAACCCTCTCCGGGAGAATTATTGTATCAAATCATCAAAAAAACACAGACCCAATATTTTCAAATGTTATGCGCGAATTATATAATTTTAATGATATTCACGGTAAAAATAGTCCATTGGTTTCATTAGAATTATGGAAATTTGTCAGCAAATATTATGCAGAATTAGACAATATGATTGACCATAATAGGGATTATTTAATTGATTATTTTGGGTTTAAAACATTAGAAAGATCTTATTTATTCAAAAATGGCAAAAATATTATTGAAAGACCACAACATATGTGGATGCGTGTTGCCGTTGGAATTCACGGAGATTTACAAAACCCAAGGTCATTGGAACTAATCAAAGAAACGTATGACCTGATGTCAAACAAATTTTTCACTCACGCAACTCCTACTTTGTTTAATGCCGGAACTCGACGGTCACAAATGAGTTCTTGTTATTTATTAGCAATGGAGGATGACAGCATTGAAGGAATATTTAATACATTAAAAGATTGTGCGATTATTTCTAAATATTCAGGAGGAATTGGATTACATATTCATAATATTAGAAGCAAGGGTAGTCATATTCAGGGAACAAATGGAATGACTGACGGAATCGTTCCAATGTTGCGTGTATTTAACAATACGGCTCGGTATGTTAATCAATGTTTTACTCCAGATACTTGGGTTTATTCTAAGAATGGACCAACAGAAATTAAAAATATAACTACCGATGATGAATTGATTACAATTGATGGAACATTTAAAAAAGTCAATCAAGTTGTTGTAAACAATATCAATAAAGAAATATTGGAAATTAAAATCACAAATTCATTGTTTCCAGTTTCTGTTACAAAAGAACACGAATTGTATTTAATTAAGAACCAAAGCGAACTTGTTAGTTTAAACGATATTAAGAAACAATTGATTAGTAATGTTATTCAACCTTCATTTTTTCCAGCAACAGAACTAACAAATATGGATTTAGTTGGATTTCCATTACCAACATGGGAACTTGATAATGATAATGACAATTTAGATTATTACAAATTTTACGGAATGATGTTGAGAGATGGATACATTTCAACAAATAATAAAACATCTGGAATTACTCTTGGACTAAATACCGAAACTATATTAACCGAATTCACAGAGAAATTTTTGGACAAAAATAATATAAAATACATTACATATGACTTAAACAATTCCAAATTATTTAAATGGGACAACGATAATAATAATATGTTTTTTAGAGAATTATTATATGACGATGTAGATAATAAACAAATATTTAGCGATTTTTTACATTTACCACATACAAAAATTATCAAAATTATTGAAGGGCTTTTAAAAACAACTGATTCAACTTCAAAAGAAATATGTTTTTACACTTCATCACAAAAATTAGTTATGCAATTTAGATATTTGTTGTTAAGATTAGGCGTGTTAACATCTGGTTGTATTAAAGATAGTAATTCAAATGAAACTACTAGCACTAGTAATAGAGCATATTATTGTTTAAGAATTCCAAAACATCCCAGTTTAAAAAAGGCATTCAACTTTAATAATTATCAAGAACCAATATTTAATTATTTTGAATGGAAAGGAATTTTATGGGGAAGAATTGAAAGAATTACTCAAAAAACATATAATGGTCCTGTTTATGATTTTAATATGATTGACAATCATAATTATTTAACAGATATGGGATTGGTTCATAATTCCGGAAAAAGAAATGGCTCATTTGCCATCTATTTAGAACCATGGCACGCCGATATTTTTGATTTTTTAGAACTACGCAAAAATCACGGCGATGAAGAATTAAAAGCACGTGACTTATTTTACGCATTATGGGTTTCAGATTTATTTATGGAAAGAGTTAAAGAGAAAAATGGAAAATGGTCGTTAATGTGTCCGCACGAATGTCCTGGGTTATCTGATGTATATGGAGACGAATTTAAGACACTATATGAAAAATATGAAAATGAAGGAATGGCAAAGAAAACTATTGTTGCTCGTGATCTTTGGTTTGCTATTTTGGATGCTCAAATGGAAACTGGAACTCCATATTTGTTATATAAAGATGCCGTCAATATGAAATCTAATCAAAAGAATCTTGGCACAATTAAATCGTCTAATTTATGTTGCGAAATAACGCAATATTCTGATAATAAGGAAACAGCTGTCTGTAATTTAGCATCTATTGCGTTGCCCGCATTTGTAAATGAAACTCTTAAGACATTTGATTTCGCAGGATTACATAATGTAACAAAAGTAATTGCCAACAATTTAAACAGAGTAATTGACATTAACTTTTATCCAACGGAAAAAACATTAAGAAGCAATATGAGACATAGACCTATGGGCATTGGAATTCAAGGATTAGCAGATACATTCATTTTATTGGATATTCCATTTTATTCAGATAAAGCAAAAGAATTAAATAAACAAATATTTGAAACTATTTATCACGCTGCTTTAGAAAAAAGCAATGAAATGGCGATTGAACGTTCGCTAAAATTGACAACAATGTTAGATGGTTCAAGAGACGAACTTTTAAGCTATGTTAATAAATATGAACACTCTGTATTAGATCGTGAAAATAAAGATTTATTGGGCGCGTATAGCACATTTGAAGGTTCCCCGGCATCTGAAGGCATATTACAATTTGATATGTGGTCTGTTACTCCAAGCACCCGTTATGATTGGGATTATTTAAAACGATCTATTAAAAATTATGGACTTCGTAACTCTTTGTTAGTTGCTCCTATGCCAACTGCGTCAACTTCTCAAATTCTTGGATATAATGAATGTTTTGAGCCATTAACGAGCAATTTATATTCACGCAGAACATTGGCTGGAGAATTTGTAATTGTTAATAAATATTTGATGAAGGAACTTATTCAACTTGGACAGTGGAATGAACAAATCAAAAACAACATTGTTTTAAACAAGGGTTCTATTCAACAATTAACTGTATTGCCTCAACATATTCGGGATAAATATAAAATTATTTGGGAAATTCCAATGAAACATATTATTGATATGGCAGCAGATAGAGGCCCATTTATATGTCAGAGTCAAAGTTTAAATTTATGGATGGAAGATCCAGTTTATAACAAACTAACATCTATGCATTTTTATGCTTGGTCAAAAGGATTAAAGACTGGAATATATTATTTAAGACGAAAGGCAAAACATCAGGCTCAACAATTTACAATTGAACCAGACGTAAAAGAAA